TTTCTGTAAAAAATTCTATTATCGGCATTGGCTTGAAAAACATCATAGGCAACATCAATAACATTATTATCTTGAGAATCAAGTGGTGTTGTTACAACTGGAATGCTTGCTGTTGATGCAGTGACTGATTGCCAAGCCTCTTCTTGTGAAAATAAAACAAGGTTTCTGCTATCAAATCCAGCAGCAGAAGGATTGCTTCCCGCAGAATAAATTCCAATTTCAGAAATTTCATATCTTTCCTGGCTGGGAAGTTCTGCTGTAAAGACTAGTTTATTTACTCCATCTTCATATACATATCCCCTGGAAGAAATTGGAACTCTAAACATCTCAAAATCTAAAAGTTCTTTGCCTTCATATGTATTAAAATTATGTGAATCTGCAGACCCCAATGGTTGTGGTCCAGAACCAAAAGCCATGTAGGATGCAAATGCTGGGGCAGTGCCCAAAAGGTACTTTGCAACAATCTCTTTGCCAGTGCTAGTTATCAAGACTAATCAACTCCTAATGTATCAGTATATATTGTACCACCTGTAAAAATTTCTATCTGAACTCTTTCATCGGGTTCATTATCTTTAGTCTCTATAACCAAATTTCCACTTGAATCCATGTAAACATTTGTACCGTTTGTGCTAGAATCTGTTGGAACATCTGGTATTCTAGCGAGAAGATTAATAGCAAAATTGAAAAAATACACATCTGAAGTATCCTGAAGGGCTATAATCTTTTTAGGATCATATGTATTTTTAAAGTTTGAGATATTTGCAATAGGCTGATAGTCTATATTTTTAGTATTAACAAAATTTTTATTACTTAATATTAAGAGTTCGTGTCCAGCAACTTGTTCAAAAAATAAATTTGCAAGTTCTCCCTCTCCTATAGCGTTTATAACGTTTTCATCAAAATTAACATATTGAGGCGTTGCTATTTTAACAGAGGCTTTTGTTACTAAATTAGATGACTGTTGATTTGTTTGTGGAACTGGTGGTGTTGCAGCAGCAGTCATACCTTCTTGTTGTTGCCAATATTCCATTTTTATACCTCACTCAAGTAAACTGTCATAGATGGTCCACTATTATTTCTATTGTATTCAATATTATAAACTATAAATCTTGTATTTGTTGTTGCTACCATATCAACACCATCATTGTTTTTATAATCAATAGTAACAATATCTCCTAATTGAACTATTGGGGTTGCAAACATTTCAATCCCTACTGATTTTTTAGGTTGCATTAATTTACTAATTATCCATCCCATTAAATTTTCAGCATCGTCAGATGTTTGAATATAATCACTTTCAATAGAAAATTCATTTTTTCCATAAATAATTCTGCTATTTTTAATGGTGTTATATTTTTGTTCTTCAACAACAGGTGAATACACAATAGCATTTCCTTTAAGTTCTTGATCTGAAAAACTTGAAGTTTTCTTAAAATAATCATCAACAGTTAAGGTATTGGTATTATCTTGTGTAAATGCAATACCAACAATGTTTAAAAAGTTAAAAGATGTAGTTCCTAGGTCCAATAAGGAATCCGTTGAATTAAAAATTAAAAACTCTGCACCATAAGCATTTGACTGATAGTTTGAAATAGTAAAATCTTTTACTCTATCTTGTGGTTTTAATATCTGGGAGGATAACGCTGGATAGGCATTGTCAAATCTAACATTTAAATATGCACACTCTCTCATAATAGTTCCAAACTCATCATAAAAAATTTTATAATTTGGATTATTTCCAGGCCCAACACCAGATAAATATGTATCTTGTAAAACACCGCTTAGTGCATATTTTCTTAATGAGTCCTTAATGCTAATTGAGTTACCACTAAATACTTTACTAATTGGATCAGTTATAGTAGTTGCTCCATTAGTAGAATAGTTTGGTCCCATGGCAAGTAGATGTTCAAACATACACTTTGATCCACCACGAGTAAATAGTGCCGTATTATAACTTTTAGGAAGTGGATCTTTGTCATCAACTGTAGCAATTAAAACATTGTTTATATACAAATAAAACCTTCTGCTATTTTGACCTAAAGCATTATCTACATACTCTACTGCCAAATCATAAACTGTTGTGTATTTGTCTTCAAACTTTTTAGAAACACCAACAAAGTTTCCAGAGTCAGATAAAATATCTCCATTGCCACTCCACAAAAGTTCTGGTATTGCTTTAGTAGAACTTGAATCTTTTTTAATTTTATAAAATATAATATTTGCTTGTTCTTCAGTTCCACCATCTAAAGAAATAATTTCAAAATAATAACCGTTGTTATTTGCTGCATTAACTAATACACCAAGTCCTCCAGAATTACCAGATAGTTTAATTGGTTGGTTTGGAGAATCTGTTGGTATTTGATAATATATTGATCCATCTAATGGTATAAGTGTTTTATACGAATCATTATTTTCGTCTTGAATTTCTCCAACAGATCCACCAATAATTCTAATTCTTGTACCAAAATAATTATATCTATCTTGAAAACTTTTAGTAATAAGCGTAATAAAATTTGTTGGATTTGGATCAGTACTTGTAAAGTTTGGGCCTTTTAAGACAAGTGCTGATGATTGTATAACTCCCTTATGTTTTTGTGGATTAATAGTATTAGTTGTTAATATTTCATTTTCTGTCAAATTAGATTTGCCTAAATACTTTTTAACAACACTATTGGCTGTAGATTTTTTAGCCAAATCGTTATTTACGCCAGCAGAGCCAGTTGTTGTGCTTCCAGCAAAAGGACTTTCTCCAAAAAGATACTGTGATTCCATAACACAGCCTTTTCTATTGTCATAACTTACCCACTCTGGTAAAAGTCCAGCAGTATGATATGCAATTTGTGTTCCAAACTGCGCCCTTCCGCTTGACATTACTGCGCCCTCTTTCATTCTGCTAATTCCAGAAACAAGTTCATAGTATGGCTCAGAATATATTCTTACTCTGCCAGTATGATATATTTTTCCATTAAATGGCATATTTGATAAGTAATATTTGTATTCAGCATCATTGTTAATCCAAACATTTCCAGTTCCTGCAACATTATACTCAACAGCATCATATTTTATAACTTCACCATTTGCATAAAAATAACCTTGATATCTAACTAATAAATATGCACTTTCGCCAAAATCAGCAACATTGTTTTGAATAACTCCACCTTGAACGGTAGGTGGCAAATTACTAAGATCTTTATTTAAAACAAGCGCAGCAAGACTATATCCTCCAGAACCATTACCAATTTTTGATTCTTTTGTATCTTGTATTTGCCATAACGCAGATGGTTTATATATCCAAGATTTGTCTTCAGAACTAATACTTGTTTCTTGTCCTAATTGACTATATATTTTATCAATATATCTTGTCTTATAAGTAATCTTTCCATCATTATATATTTTTTTATCTTGAGATGCCATACTAATAATATTGGCAAGTTTTTTCCCGCTAATAACTTTGTTCTGAATAATGTTGGCAGTGTTTTCAACAAGAGATGCGCTTCCTTGTCCAAGTTCTTCAGTCCAAAAGTTAGTATTATAAAACCCTGCGTCTAATTCTTCCTGACTAGTGCTTGTTGGACTTTCTCCATCATCTGTTAGGATCACAATTTCAGAAACTTTATCAGTTACTTTTGAACCTATCAGTTCATAATTGATAGATCTTTCTGATGCACTAGGCATTAAATAGTCTTTACTCATAACCACAAAGTTATTGTATTCATCAAAAAACATTGCTGTTTGTGTTGATATCGCTAGATCGTTTAATATTTGCGCTAAATTTTTATCTGGACTGACAAAAAAATATGGAATAACTGGCTCAATATCACTAACATTTCTTTTATAAATATAATTACTAAATCCAACATAATCAAGCAATAATGCAATAGCATAACTTAACGAAACATTGGTAATAAATAACTCTGGTGCTGGCATCGATTCAAAATAAAAATATAAATCTCTTAATTTAATAGAGATTGTTCCACCTGTTACGTCTGCTTGAGGAAAACCTTCTGAGTATAAAGTTTTTATTGGAACTAAATAATCATATCCAGAAACATTAATAATGTTTTCATAAAAAGTAAACTTAACATTTTTTCTAATATAGTTTGCAATTAAACTATTTGAATTTTCATTAAACGACTGATCTTCGTCAAAAATATTTATTGTTCCAGTTGAAGCAAGCAACTGCCCAATAGGAAGTGCACCAGAACCGAGATCTCCTAAAGATTTTGTAACATTATAAGAAACAACTCTGTCTGAAATATCAACATTAAGTCTAGGAGAAAACTCAATCAAATCAAATGACGAGTTAAATTTATTCATAGAATCTACAACTATTCTTATTCCCTTAATATATTCAAACTCTCTATATTTGATTTGACTTGTTTCTGGCTCTATATATGATGAAGGATTTGTCAAATTAGTTACAAAATGTTTTGTTTGATCTAGTGAGTCATCAGTCAGGAACCACGTATGCTCTGGAACAAACTGCTCATATTCATTAGACAAACTATTCCAAATATGATAGGTTCCTTTATCTGTAGAACTTGTAATAACCAAATATGAATAGCCATCGATTGATTTATTTGGTAATAAACTTTCTGATGTTAAAGTTTCTGCATGTATAAAACGTTCTTTGTATTTGTCTGGAACCTTTAGCCCATATGATAATTCTACGTACCCATCATCTGGAACAATTGGAGATCCGTCTGGTCTTGTTGATGAAAAATTAAAATCTTGAACAGTTACCCATTGATTTCCTTTTAATATTTGAATCTTCCATATAGTTGGAGTTGTTTTGTTTACGATACCATAAAAAGGATCTGCCAAAGTACTAACTGTAGATTGATACGGACCTAAATTAACACCACCAACATTGGTCTGCATTTTAACAATAACTCTGTTAGATGGAACATTATTTTTATAAACAACAAATGGGGCTGCATCATCTAAATAATATGATTGTCCTATAAGTCTATTTGCTATACCTCGTTCTGTTGTATTAGCAGAAGCAGTAGATTCTTTTTCGGTTCTATAAGAGGTCCAGTATTTAAATTCATCATTTCTGTCTGGCATATAATATCTTGGCCTTTGTGTAAAAAAAGAGCCCTGATTGTTTAATGC